CCCGAGTACCATGTGACAACGACCGAGTTGGCGACGATGCCGCTTTCGTGGTCGAGTTGGATCATGTACTCCGGCGCACGAACCTGCGCACCTTGGGCCGAGCGATCCGTGAACGACGTGCGCTCACCCCACTGGAAAATGATGCTGGTCCCCACGTCGGGCAGCGCGGGGAGCGTCACGCCGATGGAGCCGTTGGTGTAGTTCACCGTGCCAGAGCCGTTGCCCGTCAGCGCGCCGGCCCCATCGTCGGTGATGGTGTACCACTGGCCCAGCGCCATGAACGACACCACGACCGTGTTGGCGGCCGGAAACGGGGTGAGAATCTGCGTCCACGAGTAGCCGCGGTTCTCCTGCCCGACCCGGATGCGCATGGTGTGGGCCGCCACACCGACGACCACCTCGCGCGGGGTTTCCGCCAGGGTTATGGTGCGCTCGGACGCTGGACGCTGGTCGAGTGCAATCACCTCTGTGCGCGCGCTGGGCACCAACTGGGTGTAGACCGACTCGACCTTGACTGTTGCGTCGCCGATCGCAGCCGCGATGCCTAGCGGGGAGAGACTGTAGTAGGACCCGGCGTCGGCCACGGTGGTATCGCGCACGCGGCTGTCGTTCGTGCCGCGGGTGTGAGCGCGGTTGGCGGCGGTGCCTTGGAAGTCAGAGCGCAGCGCGTCGCTGATGTCGCAGGTGACGATCAGCGCGGTGTAGTCGCCGAGGGCATCGGTGAACGTGCGGACCTCAGACTCCGTGGCGATCACCCGCACGTACTGCTCAGTTTCGCCCGGCAAGCCCTCGTCTTCGATCAGGACCAGCGTGCGACCGATGGGCGGCATGGAGGTGCCGACCCGCTGGAACAGTTGAATCTGCCGCTGACCCAGCACGTGGTTCTCGTACAGCAGGCCGGGCCACATCGGGCCACGTACCAGGTACGACTCGACGCGGTTGACCGCATCTTCACGGCGGTCGAAGGTCTCGTTGGTCGAGAACAGCGTGATGCTGACGTTCGGATCATCGGGCGGTTCGGCCACGATGATGTTCGAGCCCATGTATGTGTCGCGGTTGGCCGTCTGCACGGACAAGAAACCTTTGCGCGCCTGGAACCTGCCGCCGGCGCGGTCCATCTCGGAGATGTCGGGGAAGATCGCGTTGCTCACGCCGTCTTCAATGACCGTGGCTGTCGGCGCGCCGCCTCCCTCGGGAACGTCGTCCATCACTTGGGACGCGATCAGTTTGATGTCGCCTTTCAGAATTGCCATGCGTCAAATCTCCATCAGGCGGATAGTGCAGAGGTACCAGTCGGCGGTCACGGGAACGTCGTAGTGAATGACAGGTCGGGCCTCAAGACCTCCGTCCTGGTGCCGAAATACGACTGTCCTTGAAACACCACGGAGGGTAAGCGTCATCGTTTTGCCGGGCTCTGCGGCCCAATTTCGCACAGCATCCACCAAGCTGCGGATCATCCAGGCGCTCGAATCGTTCTCCGGCTCCAGGGTGATCGGTCGTCCCTTGACGCGCGCCGCAGCCTGCACCACCAGCGCCCCGGTGATCGTGCGGTCAACGGCCTGCTCGACCTCTTGCCAGTTGTACTCGTCGGACCAGAACAGGTCCTTGTGCAGCGTGATGGTATCGACGCCATCCGATAGGGTGATGCTCATGATGCGGTGTTCGCCTGGGTTTCGAGTTGACGGAGGATCGAGGTGAGGTTCTGGGCGTCAGCGTCGCTGTTGACGTTGACCTTCTGCGAACGGCCGCCGATGTTGATGGTCACGGTCTTGTTGGTGGACGAGTCCGTGGCGGTGGGGGCTGCGGTGCTGGTCGTCTGGGTGCCTGCTGCCGCTGCGTCCTTCGACCTCGCCGCGCCGCCGCCGAACGTGTAGCGCTCTGCCGCCTTGAGCAGCGCTTCCGACATGGTGGACGATGCGCCGCCGTACTTCATCTGACCCGGGTTCGGGAAGTACGGGATGTTGCCCTTGCCATCGCTGAACTCTTTCGCGATGGCCTTGGCTGTCGCGTCGTCGTCCACACCTGCGCTCTTCAGGAAACTGGAGATGCCGGTGAGCGTGGTCAGGTCGCCACCCATGGAGATGCGGTTGCCACTCTCGTCGGTCGAGAACCCATCCTTGTCCACCTTCAATCGCTTGCGCCGGGCCTCCGCCAGCTTTTCCTCGGCTGCTGCTTCCTTCTCCAGCAGCGCAATCTGGCGCTCCGTGTAGTTGGCAGACAGGGTGTACTGCATCATGATCTTCGCCAGGGCGTCGGCCTGCTTCTCGCTCGCGTCCGTCACCGCGCCGCGCGCGCCCGCCTCGGCTCCGAGGTTACCTGCCGCGGCCTGCGTCAGACGGTTCTCTTCTTCCTTCAGCTTCAGCAGCTTGCCGGTCTCACCGAGTTCGCGCAGGGTGATCTCCTGCAACTTGATCTTCAGTTCGATCTGCTTCAACTGCATCTTGTAGTTGGCGTCATTCACGTCCAACAACTGCTTATCGACTTTCAGTTTCTCGATGGCGACTTGCGCTTCGATGCGGTCGATCTCCAGCTTGATCTTCGACACCTCGATCTGCTTTTGCATCGCCTCGCGCTCGTAGCTCATGGCAAGCGCGTTGTTGCCGCGCAGCTTGGCGATGTTGGCGCTGGTCTGCGCTATCTGCACGTCCATGCTGAGGGTGGACTGCTTGGCCTTCAGGTTGGATAGCGTGGCGTCCGCCTCCAGGCGCAGGACAGCAACGGAGTCATTCAGCGCGTCGCGGTACTTGGCCGTGATCTCGGCCAATTGTTGGCGGACGTTCTTGACCTCTTCGTCCGTCTTGCGTCCGTGCTGGTTCAACTTCTCGTAGTCGGCTAGGGTCTTCTTCAGCGACTCCATCTTCTCGCGCAGCGCTTCGGCCTGTGTGGCCTGGTTGCCGTACATCTCGGCCGCGAGTTTTCGGGAATCAGCTTCCTGTTTGGCTGCTGCTGCTGCCTGCAGTGCTTGCTCGGTCTCGGCCTTGCTGGTGGTGATCTTCTTGTCGATCTCCGCTGTTTCCTTGGCGATGACATCGGGCGCCAGTTTGCGCTGTTCCAGGCTAACGATCAGCGCGGCTTTCTGGGCCTCCAACAGACGTGTCTCTTCGGCCTGCGAAGTGGCTACCTTGGCAAGCGCAACTGAGTAGAGGTTCGCGGCATCGACTCCGGCTTTCATAACGCCCTGCTCTTCTCCGCGGGTGCGCGCCAACTCGACCAGGGTCTCGCCCTGGTCCTTGGCTGCCTTGCTCAGTTTGCCGAGGGCTTCTGTTTCCTTGTTTTGTGCGTCCATCGCCTGCGCTACGAACGCTGCCAACTGCACGTACTTCGACCCGGCGTCGAACGTGTTGTCTCCTGCGAGTTTGGTGGCGAGTGCGAGGGCTTGCTGCGAGCGAGTCAAGCCTTCGGTAGCGACGATCTCCGCGGTCATAGCCCGTGCGGCTTCTCCTGCAGCGGTCGCTGATGCGTCCGCGCCGAGGATGGTCTGCTTGAAAGCATCGCTCAGCTTCCTCTGCCGCTCGGCAGATTCGTTCCACAGGTCGTTCAGCGCCTGGATCGGGTTGGTCAAGGTGGCAGCGGCGCCAACGAGCACACCGAACGATCGCCCCAGCGTGCCTGTGGTCTCGAAGACCTTGTTCAGCGGCAAGATCACCAGCGCAGCCGCCGCGGCTAGGCCCTTCAGCGCGGTCGCCATGATCTCGATGCCGCCGGCGTCACCGGCGTTTTGCGCGGCAATCGTCAGGGAGTTCTTCAGGCGCTCCCACGTGGGAACTAGGCCCTCGGTCTCACCGTGCAGTTCCTTCAGGCCGCGGGTGAACGCCGGGATGAAATCGCGCGTGGCGAGGTTGCCTGACTCAACCAGCTTGACGAGTGTGGCGTCGGTTATCCCAAGACCCTTGGCCGTAAGACTCAGTGCGCCAGGCAGGCTGTCGCCCAACTGCTGGCGCAGTTCTTCCATCGACACGACGCCCTTGGACGCCATCTGCGCCAGTGCGTCGAGCATCAGGGTCGTGCGCTCGCCGCTCAGGCCCAGCGTGCCCGCCGCCCGTGTCACGGACTTGAACAGCGCGTTGCTCTCCGCCAGCGGCACGTTGGCCGACTTCATCGACGCCGAGAACTTGACGAACGAGTCGCTGATGCCTCCGACAGACACCCCACTCTCGGTGGCCGTCTTGCGCAGGAAGTCGAGTTGCTTTGCGGTGGTCGATGTGTCCTTGTAGACCGCGTTCATCGCCCGGCGGAACGTGTCGAGTTGCACGACGGAGCGGACGAACTCGCGCCCCATCTCCTTGACCTTCTCGACCATCCACCCGATGGCGTCGGCGATCAGGTTGCCGGCCGCAATCTGCCCCATCGAGTTCCTGAACAGGCCTGCGGCCTTGTCCGCGAAGGTCAGCGAGCCGCGCAGTTCGCGCACCTCCCGCGCCAAGGCTTTGATCTTGGACTCGCCGGCTGCGAACGCACCCGACAGGCGCTGGCCTGTGCTGGCGCTCTGCTCACCGAGCGTCGCCATCGCGGCCTTGGTCTGCACCAGTTCGCGCTGCACCGCCTCGATCGAGCGCACGCCGAGAGTGGCGAACGCGGTGTCGATCTTCTGGGCAGCCTCTTGGGCGGCGGTGGCGGTCTCGCGCTCGGCCTGCGCCTGCTGCTTCTTGGCCGCGGAGTAGAGGTTGGCGGCCTGCCCAGCCTCGCGGATCGCTGCCACCTCGGCGTTCAGCGCGTCCTCACCCTGCTGGCGCAGGCGGTTCAGCGACGCCTGCTCGATCGCCAGCAGCCGGTTGTGCTCTGCCATCTCGACCGCTGCTGCCGACGCGCGCTCTGCGGCCTGTGCGGCATCGCGCTCCGCCGCTGCGCGCTCGTTGATGGCCCGGGTGAGTTGTTCCTGGCCGGCGGTGACTTGCTGGATCAGGGCGAACTCGTCCTGCATCTCCTGCGTCATCGTCTCCAGCGCGCGCTCGGACTCGCGTGTGGCCGCTGCCTGTTCCTCAGTCGCCCGGGTCTGCCGCTCCTGTGCCGACGCGAGGTCAGCGAAGCTGCTCTGCACCTGCTCGACTTCGCTCGCGACGGACTGGAACGCCGCCAGCAGCCGGCCCTCGGCCGTCGCCACGTCCGTGGTGGACACGCCGAGTTCTTCAGCCGCAGACACCGCGGCACGCAGCGCGTCTGTCTGTGCCTGAAGGGCGTCGTCCAGTCTCTTGGCGCCCGCCACGCTGCGGGTGTACTGCGTCTCCAGTTTCTTCTGCGCGCGCTCGGCCTCCGCCACCTCGGCATTGGCGGCCTTCTGCTGGGCACGCAGCGTCACCAGTGCGACGTTGGCCGCGGTCTGCTCGGCCACGAGGGGCTTCAGTTCGTCGCGGTAGGCTTGTATGCTCTTGCCGGCCGCGTCATGGCCCTCTTTCAGCAGCTTGAGGGCACCCTTGGCCTTCTGCTGGGCCACCTGCCCATCGATCAGCGCCTGCGTGGCCTCGCGCTGCCGGTCCCGGGCCTGTGCGGTGGCGTCGCGCAGGACATCCAGACGCTCGGCCATCTGCGCGGTGCTCTGCGCGGACTCAGCCTGCTTGGCGACCAGTTGGTCGGTCGCCTCGCTCAGTTCCCGGAACGTGGTCAGCGCCTGGCTCTGCTCCCCGAGGCGCCCGATCTCGTCGGCGAGGCGCTGGAACTCCGGCGCGGCTGCGCTGCCGTCTTTGCCAAGCGCGGCGACCGCCTTCTGCAGTTCCTGGATGCCGTCTTGGCCGAGCGTTTCGACTGAGAGCTTGAGGGTTACGTCCCTGGAGTTCGTTGCCATTTTGTCTTTCAGGGTTGGTCAGGCCAGTGTCGGTTCAGTTTTCGGATGTTCTCGACAGCAGGGAGAACTTGCAGGTTCGCTTGGCAGTGCAGGCCGCAAACCGTTCTCCCGAGAAGCGGGACGATGTGGTCCACGTGATACCAGTCGCCCGTCCACATACCGAGCCCCCGCGCCGTTTCGTAGAACTCAGCGATGAGCTTTTCGTCGGCCCAACTAGGGACCGCGCGAAGCAGGGCTGCACGTCTGCGCGAAGTACGCATTGCCCGCTCGATGGGGCACCTGTTGCGCTCCCACTCTTTGCCAAATTCAGCGCGCCACTTTCGAACAACATCGAGGCACTTTTCCTTGTTCTCAGCGTAGTAGCGGCGCTTGTTTGCGAGGGTCGCTTCCTTGTTCCGCTCCCGATACTCTTTCGCCTTGCGCACTTGGTCCGGTTGCGTTTCAACGTAACGAGCCTTACGCTGGCGAGCGATAGCGTCCTTTTGCTCGGCCATGTATTTCGTGTTGTACGCCTTAACGTAGCCTGGCTTTGTCGCCACCCACTTTCGCCGAAACTCCGCAGCACAGGACTTGCAAACGGGTTGCAAACGGTCCTTGGTGTCCTTTTTCTTGGAGTACTGAGCGAGGGGCTTCAGTTCTTTGCAATCACGACAGTGCTTCACACGACTCTCCAATGAAAAAACCCGCCAGGCTTGACGGCGCGTGGCGGGTTTTGGCTGCGGGCTAGCCCGCCCGGCCCGAGGCGCTTAGACCACAGGGTCCTGGATCAGCACCTCGTAAGGAGCGTCCTTGCCGGTTGGAGTCTTCAGCGTGCCGGTCAGGTTCACCAGACCGAATTCATCCGCCAAGAAGTTAAATTCCGAGTCTGGCGACAGAACGGCTTCCCAGATCGTGGCCGTGCACTGCGTGCCGTCGGCCTGGTTGATGCCGTCGAAGATGATCTCGGCGCGCACTTCGGTGTGGGTCGAGCCCTTGATGTTGGTGCCGGTCGCAGCGCTGTACGCACCACTGATGAAGGCGTGGGCGTTGAGCGCGAGAGCGGCGGTGCCCAGCGATTTGATCCAGCCCATGGGGCGGTTCAGTTCGTAATCCACACCTTCCACCAGCGTCACACCGCCGGTGGCAGCGGTTTCCACGGTGATCGATGCGCCCAAGTTCTTCTTGCCGATGGGCAGCCACACCCCGACTTTGGTGATGGTGATGTCTTCGTCGGCCAGGGTGCCTGCGACTTGGCTGTAGACCGCAGAGGTACCGAGAAACGCCATCACGAGGATGTCGCCGGTCACTTCTTTCAGCGCCATCGAGAACTCGGAAGGCTGGGCGATGTTCACGCTCTCCAGCACCTGGCCGTAGCTGTAGCGACCCTTGCTGGTCGATTGGACGGTTTCGACACTGGGGGTGATCGAGAGGCTGTCGGCGTAGATCGGGCCGACAAGGCCCTGCTTCACGCCATCAACCATACGGTTTACGAATACATCACCGGCGCCAAGAAAACTGCGTGCAGCCATGAAAAACTCCTTGAGATAGTCATGCCGCACCTACGGCAAGATCAGATTGAACGCTCGCAGTGTCCGCGCACAGAGCGGTCTGACCTCTGCGGCACAATTTCGGACAGGTCAGGCGTCCAGAAGGTCTTCCGCAAACGTCACGCTGATGTGCACCACAGCGAAGACGATGTTCCTGCCGTCGGCGCGGGGGCCGATGTCTTTGCCCTTGTAGGTCAGGTTCTGCACCCGGCCGTTGGCGCCGCGAGCGCCGGCCTGCTGCTTGCGGGCAAGGTCGCTGCTGAACACCGCCTTCTTGATGTCCTTGATGGCGTCGTGCGCGGCGTCGTTGGGGTTGTCCACGTCGCAGAACACGTAGGCGCCGAGCACGAAGTCCTGCGTGATCGTCACGTCCTTCTGGGCACCTGTGTCGCCCGGCTTGTCCTCGCCCTCGATCAGCACGGCGTAGGGCACGCGGTCCTCGTCGTGCTTCAGGCGACCGCGGTACACCAAAGTGCCGAGGTCGGTCAGGTAGCCGTTGGCCGTCCGAATGGTGCCCAGCACCTCGGTCAGGTACTCGGCGATGTCGGACGACTTCTTGAAGATGGCGGGTGTGGTCATGACTCGATGGCTTTCTCGATGGCCGCGCTGACGCCTGCGACCAGTGCGTCTTCCAGTTCTTCCTCGGCCTCATAGGAGACCGTCTGCAACTGGTATGCGAAAAGTTGATAGACCGATGGTCCGTAGCGGTGCAGCAGTTTCCCGGAGCGGTCGCGCGCAAACACGCCGAGGCCGTTGCCGCCGAACTCTTTTCCGCGCTTGAGCGGGAGCATGAAGCCACGCTCGATGAAGTCGCGGTTGCCTTTGCTGACACCGACCGTCACGCCGGACTGCTTGGTGCCAGGGGGTAGCATCGTCCGACGAGGCCCCGCCGCTGCACCGCGCTTGGTCTTGGCCGGGACGATCCGCGGTTCCGCGTCGTAGCGCGCGAGGATGGTGAGGTCTTCCCGCGCGCCGGAGGCTGTCAGCGTGGCGACAGGTTTCCCCATCGTCGCCCGGTCCACCGTCATGCGACGCCGCAGGTACGGGTCGTCGAGGTTGATGCCGGCGTTCATGCGCTCGCGTGCGAAGGTGTACACGCTGTCCATCGCGTCGTTCAACGCGCTGACCGATGCCCGCCCGATTTCCTCGCCGGTCAGTCGCCCGAGGCGGCCCACCAAGCGTTCCACCTCGCTCACATCAAACTTCACATCGAGCGCTTTGCCGGCCATGATCAGGGCACCGTGGTTTCGATGACGATGTAGCGGCGAGAGTAGCCGTTGTCCTCGACCATCGTCTCCAGGCGGAACGAGCGGCCGGCGTGGGGAGACGTGCCCGCCACGAACGCGATGCTGTCGCCCCCCTTGGGGTCGTGGCGCTTGGCGATGGTGGCGATGTCGCTGTTGGTCGTGAGGTCGCCGCGGCTGGCCGCGCGCTCGGCGTCCATGCCGATCAGTTGCACGCCGTGCTCGATGTTCACCTTGCAGGGGACCGCACCACGCAAAAGAGCGTCCTCGCCCAGCAGGGTAAGGACGCTCTCGGTCATGCGTCCGAAGACGCTCGACATCAGCTTGCGGCCACGGACAGCTTGATGACTGCCTCGGGCAAGCTGTTGAAGTGCAGCGGGTTGGACTGCGCCTCGCCGATGATGCCCTTGTTGAAGCCCATCGGCTCCTGCTTGGCGTAGAACGGCAGACCCTGGGTGTTCACGGTCTCCATGTAGTCCGCGGGGGCGTACTTCGACTGGAACATGCCTGGCACACCCTCGGGGTAGGCGTAGGCGATGCCGTCGGCGATGAAGTCGCCGGCCGAGGTGCCGCCGTCATAGACTTCGAACACCACACCGGCGAACTCGAAGTCGCCACCGTTCACCTGGTCCGAGCGCAGGTAGGCGCCTTGGTTCCACAGCTCCCACGCCTTGATCATCTTGGTGTTCTGCACCAGCTTGGTGAAGAAGCCCAGCGAGCAGATGACGCGGATTTTGGCGAACGACCGGCCGCCGAGCTTGGCGCGGATCATCGACTTCAGGGTGATGACCGAAGCCTTCGGGTCGCCGTCGGCGGCCGCCACCATGTTCCAGAACTGGGTCTGTTGGACCATGCCAAAGGCGGCATAGACATCCAGCAGTGTGGAGCCGTCGGCGTCGGTGACCAAGCCTTTGAGGGCGCCCACGCGCATGTTCTCGTGGGTCAGGTCCATCGAGGCGCGCACGTTGCCGAGCTTGCGGGCCACCAGGGTGGACGCCTGCTCGACTTCAGTCTCGCTGCCGTAGGCGCGGATGCCCTGCACTTCGTCGGCCAGCACGGACCACGAGGCGGGGATGTGCAGCGCGTGCAGCGGGATCAGCTTGCGCGGACCGAGGGCCACGGGCTCACGCACACCACCGCGGGGCGCGGTAGGCAGCAGCTTGATGCTGGACCCCTGGCGTTCGATCATGAACGACAGGGTGCTGATGCCCTCTTCCTGGAACAGACCCTTGTCGCCCAGTTTGGTGGGCACGTCGGGGATGTCCGTGATGGTCTGGGACAACGACGTGACGGAGAATGCGTCGTCGTTGAAGATGTCGATGGTTGCCATGTTGGTCTAGCTCCTGAGTCTTGAATTGAAAAGGCTCAGAGAGCCGGGGTGGAAACGGTGGGCAGGCCGGGCGTACCGCGGACGATCAGACCCTTCTTGGCGAGGTCGGCTTGACCCGCTGCGTCGAGACCCGTCAGTTCACCGCGATTCAGTTCGGCATCGCGCACGAAGGCCACGGCCTTGGCGTCGCCGGTCTTTGCGGGCAGCCAGTTGTAGAGCACCGCATCGGCCGGGCCGGCAGCGCCGTCAGCGGTGTAGGCGATGTACTTGCCGGTGCCTGCGGCCACGGTGATGGTCGCGGTGTCGCCGGCCACAGCCGGGGTGGCACCTGCGGTCAGCGTGACGCCCACACCCGCCTTGTCGAAAGCCGTGCCCAGCGTACCCGTGCCGATGGTCTTGCCTGCGGGGTCTTCCACCGTGAACTTGGTGGCCGCGGTGAACTCGATCACGTAGACGCCGGGGACAGCCGCAGCGCCGACAACGATCGTGCCAGCAGTGGGGTTGCCGGTTGCACCAGCGTCCATCGCGAACACGCCAGCGCCGGTGTCACCGGACTGGGTGAGCAGCGTGCCCGAGGCCAGCGCGGTGCCGGTCTGGGTCACGACCACGTTTTCGCGGCTGCGTTGGTTCGACGCTTCCGAGCTGATCACCGCTTTGATGCGCGGCACGGAGGTGAGAGAGGTTGCCATGGTCAGTTTCCTTTGCGAGAGTTTTGCTTGCGTGCCGCACGCTTTTCATAGACGGCTTTCGCCGACATCACCCCGGCACCGCCGGTATTCGATGGACCGCGCGCCGGGGGCGCGTTGTCCGTGTGTTCGTCTGCCTCGGCCATCGCGGTGATGAGCGCGGCGCGCACCTCAGCGACAGTCTTGTTGGCGCGGATGGCCTTGCCGGCGTCGTCGGGACGCTTGGCGACAGCGCAGAGCGCCACGATTTCCGATGCTGCCGCGATGCGGGCCTTGGCTTCATCCACCGAGGCGCAGGCCACTGCGAACGTCGCAGCGTGGGCCTGCAGGCCGGCGGTGTTTGCTAGGTCTTCGATCTGCTTGGCGACCGGGGTGTCGGGCACCACAGGATCGTTGGTGACCGAAGAGTCGTCCGCGTCCGGGATTTCTTCGTCCTTGGGCTCGGGTGCCGGGGCTTCTTTGGCGTAGATCGCCTTTACGGCCTCGGGCAGGTCAGCGCGGTCCATGTCGAACGCGGCCTTGGCCTTCACGTCTTCGATCACCTCGGTGGCGAAACCGAGTTCCAGCGACTCTTCGGCGGTCAGCCACGTGTCCTTGGACAGCAGTTCCTTGATCTTTTCCTCACTCTGCCCGGTGGCTGCCACGTAGGTGGCCTGCAGCGAGTCGCCGATCTTGTCGAGCGTGTCTGCGGTTTCACGCAGTTCGTCGGCATTACCCATGGCGAACGACCACGGGTTGTGCACCATCGTGAACGTGTTCTTGGGCATGATCCGCTTGTCGCCGGCCATCATCACCAAGCTGGCAGCCGAAGCGGCCACGCCCATCACCTTGACGACGATTTCCTTGCCGGAGCCCTTGAGGGCGTTGTAGATCGCCAGGCCGGCGAACACGTCGCCACCCGGGGAGTTGATCTCGACGTTGAGAACCTTCGATTTGACAGCGGACAGATCGCTGATGAAATCCTTCGCTTGCACGCCCCAGAAACCGATCTCGTCGTAGATCGACAGGGTTGCCGGGTCATCGGCCTTCGCAGCAGCGGTAAATTTGAAACAGGGGCGCATGCGCAGTCCTTTGCTTAATGCTGCGCATTGTGTTGACCGCTGAGGTTTTCACCTCTGCGGCACAATTTCGGAAAGGGGATTTAGCGGATGCAGGTCTCGACCGGTGCGTGCCAGCGCCAGCGGTTCGCGCTGCACAGCAGGCCGACCAGAACGGCGCACGACATGACGACGCCGCCGGGTGTCGGGAAGTCCCCGAACAGGAACGTCTGGAACCCGTGCGCCATGGCGCCGGGCAACAGAGTCGAGTATTTCAGCCGGACGAGAGCGGATATGCCCGGGTGGCACATCGCCAACCTGCACAAGCAGATCACCATGATGGCTCCGCAAACAAGCGCGTTGACCAACGCCAAGACCTGCTGATCCATGTCTCACTCGTCCTTATTGGAGGGTTGCTCTGTCCCGGTGCGCTGCTCCAACAGGCGGCCGAGCCAGCGGAAAAACGACTCACCGACCTTCGTCCAACTGTTGCCGACGCCACCAACCAGGAGACCCACCGGCACGAGCAGCCAGTTCGCGTTCTCCCAGCCGAGCATCGACTCGACGCCGGATGCAATCGGCACTGTAACCAGCAGCGCCGTGCAGTTGAGTTTCAAGAAGTACCACATGCCTTGGGCGCGGGTCATCGGCTGGCAACGGCCCAGCCCCCATCCCGCGCCAGTGGTGGCCGCGAGGATGATGACAGCGTAGGGTCCGATCACGGTGCTCAGTTGCTGCCCAAACACAGAGGCCAGGAGCAGAGTCAAGGCCGCTGCAGGGTCGAGATGTCGCATGAGGTCGGATTGTGATACCACTCTTTACTTTCCTTTCTGCGGGTGCATTTCGGGGCGCAGGGCCAGCAGTGTCTCGGCCGTCACGAGACCCCGCGGGTAGATACCTGTGACCATGAAGTAGGCCAGCTGGAAGCAGTAGTCGCGCTCGCGGTCGGACCCGGGAACACCGATGAAGGGGAGTAACCCGACCCAGTTGTACCTGTTGCCCTTGCGCTGCTCGTAGCGCTCCAGCGCGGCGATGTCGTCGCCGCCTAGGTCGAACAGCACCCAGCGCTCCGGGTTCCAGTCGGTGACGACATGCACACCCTTGCGCGCGGTGGCGTGGTACAACACCCCGTTGATGGCGATGCCGCCGTGAGGGTAGCGTGTGCACAGCCGTGTCTTGATCGTCTGGTGCGCGATCTTGTCGAGACTCGTGGCTTCGGTGGCGGGGGTGGTGCGAAGAGCGAGCAGCATGGTCAGGGAACCAGGTAGAAGTGGGCTTGCAGCTTCGCGACCCATGCCGCTTTGATCTCGGGTGTGAGCAGCGGGGTGGTGGCCGAGGCGATAGCCTGCGCGGCCAGTTCGTAGGACAGCGTGCTCATGTAAGTCTGCGCGGCTTGCACGGCGGGGTCTGACAACAGGCTGGTGAGCTGCGGTACGGTCCAGACACCCGAGCGCACCCGGCTCATGTTGTCTGCGGCCATCCAGCTCATCAGTTCGGCCTGCACGGCGGCGCGCTTCTGGTAGCGGTTTTGGTCAAGGATTAGCTGCTCTTCTGCGGTAGGTGCGGCTGCGGGCAAGGGTGTGTTACCGGCATCCAGCCATGCGAGATAGGCCAGGTAGTCCGGGTTCGTATTCGGGAACTCAACGCTGGTTGTGATCGGCACCTTGGCGCCGTCAGCAACGCGGATGACGTAGCCCTCACCTGTGAGTCGGTAGCTCATGCGTACCACCCCGGCGATGTTGCTGTTCCTGTCGCGTCACCAGGAAGATAGGTTGCGCCGCCACTCGTCAATACACCGCCGCCGAGGTTTGCGGTATATCTTGTTCCTGTTGCACCACCGCTGTATGTATTTGCATTAGCCAGCACAGTACCTCCTCTACTCGCCACTGCAAAATTACTAAACGCCGGCGTGCCAACCAGCGTAATTGAGCTACTTTGAGTCCGTATCTGCCCTCCGTCATACGCAGATAGGTGGCTATTTCCTCCACCGCTAATCGTATAGTTCCTATTATCGTTAGATACAAGTGCGCCACGACCTACGCTTATGTGACCCCCTCCAGTACCGAAAGCGCCGAAATTAATATTCCCAAAGAAAAGAATACCTCCCGAGCCCCAGATACTGCCCAGCCCCATGCAGTCGTTTACAGTAGGCGCTAACTTCATCGAGGTGATATCGTAAGTGCCAAGCCACCCTCCGCTAGTGCTTGTG